CCGCCGTGCCTATCGTATTTGAGCGTTCAGACGATAACGTGACGTGGGTCACGATCCAATCTGAGACGCCAACCGCGACCGCAGGCCAGTGGACTTGGTACGATCTGGAAAGCAGCGTGGCGTCTCGCTACTTCCGCATCCGCGCGACGTCAGGCACGCTCGGCTTCAGCCAAATCTATCTGGCAAACACGCCGACCGAAATTCCGTTGGCGCGCATGAACCGCGACGACTACACGAATTTGCCAAATAAGGCGTTTCAGTCGAACCGCCCGCTGCAATTTTGGTTCGATCGTCAGGTCAACAACCCAATTATGCACATGTGGCCGGTGCCAAACTTGGCTGCGACCGTCTGCCAGATCGTCGTGTGGCGTCAGCGCTACATTATGGACGTCGGCACCATGACGCAGGACGTTGAAGTGCCTCAGCGCTGGCTTGAGGCTATCGTTTCGGGTCTGGCGGCCAAAATGGCGCTTGAATTGGTCGAAGTTGACGTCAATTTAATCCCGATTTTGGACCAAAAGGCGGCGATTTCACTGAATATCGCGCAAATGGAAGAGCGCGACAACAGTCCGATGATGATCGCCCCCAATATTTCACCGTACACGAGGTAAAATCATGGCTGTTGAGGGCTACATCAACACCATCGGGCGAAATCACCTTGGCATCGGCATTTGTGACCGCTGCAAGCGTAAATTTCCCATTGATGACCTATACAGCGACCGGAATATCCCGACGCTGAAGGTCTGCATCGACGACGTGGACGATTACGACCCGTGGCGCGAGCCTGCGCGGCAGCCAGAGGACATCACACTGCGCTTTCCGCGCCCAGACGTGGCACTGGACGGCTGATGCCCCGTTATCTCAACACACGCGGCAATACGACGCTGGCAATCGGCATATGCGGACGTTGCTCCATCAAGATGCCGCTGGGCGACTTGCTGCCCGACCCGAACTATCCGGGCTTGCTGGTCTGCGAACGTGATCGCGACCAATATGACCCGTATCGTCTTCCCGCTCGCCAGCCGGACAATATTCTGCTACCATTCTTGCGTCCAGATGTACCCCTCGCTACAAATCCGGCGGGCGTCATCGCACAGAACAGCGAGCAGTTCCTCATAACTGAGGACAGTGATGATTATCTAATCTTTTTCGAGGATGACGAGTTTTGAGCAACGTCCCTACAAATCTCATCCCCACCCGCATCACCGGCCTCCCTGAGTATCTGGGGTCGAGCACACTCGGCTACATGCCGTACATCATCGACGGTCGCACGTATAAGGTTCAGTTCGCGAACATCGCCGCCGTTGGTGCGGTGCCGTCAACGCGTGAAATCAACACAGGCAGCGGTCTGGGTGGCGGCGGAGACCTGTCTGCCAACCGCACGCTCTTCATCTTGCCGGGCGGCGTTGACGACAGCCGCCTGAGCGTCACGGGCGTCATGGCGGGCACTTACGGTGCAGCCGACAGCGTGCCAGTACTCACAGTCAACGCGCAGGGCCGCGTCACGGGTGCGACCTCGGCACCTATCGTGCTTGCAAATTACGTCCCCACCAGCCGCACAATCACGGCTGGCGCGGGGTTAACGGGCGGCGGAGATCTTTCCGCCAACCGTTCCTTCGCTGTAATCTTTTCATCTACAACGCCTGAGCCTCTCGGTCCCGGATCACCCGGTGTCTCGACTGTTGCCGCGCGTGGAGATCACGTCCACCCTGCGGTGGACTTGAGCGACACCACGGAAACGCAAGGCGTGCTCCCCTTGTCCCGTGGCGGCACCGGCAACAGTCTGTCTCCTGTTGCTGGTGCCATCGCATATTCTAGCAACGACAAGCTGTATCTGACCACTGCCGGAAGCATTGGGCAGGTTCTGCGCTCTGGCGGCCCCGGCGGCGTGCCCTTCTGGACTGAGGTAGGCGCAGGCACCGTAATCAGCGTTGCCGTCGCGACCGCGAATGGTTTTGCGGGCACCGTTGCCAGCCCGACCCTGTCACCGATTATCACGCTTTCGACGACCGTGAGCGGCTTGCTTAAAGGCAACGGCACAGAGCTGTCTGCGGCCACCGCAGGCATTGATTACGTTGCGCCGGGCGCATACACCGCCAGCGGCCTGACATTGGCCTCTGCGCGGCTTCTGGGCCGCACTACGGCATCAGTCGGCGCGGCGCAGGAAATCAGCGTCGGCACAGGCCTTACGCTCTCTACCGGCTCTCTGGTCAACGCTGCGCCCGATCAGGTGGTCTCGCTGACGGCAGGCACCGCAATTTCGATTACTGGCACATATCCGTCGTTCACGGTCACCAACACCGCGCCCGATCAGGTTGTGTCGCTGACAGGCGCGGGCACGACGACCGTTACCGGCACGTATCCATCGTTCACAATCACATCGAACGACAGCACATCGGGCACCGTGACCAGCGTCAATGCCAGCGGCGGCACAACGGGCATGTCGTTCACTGGCGGCCCAGTCACGTCGGCGGGCACCCTGACCCTCAACGGCACGCTTGCCGTGTCGAACGGCGGCACTGGCGCGACAGACGCCGTGGCTGCTCTCACGAACTTAGGCGCGTATCCCGCAAGCAACCCTGCCGGATACACGTCGAACGTAGGTACGGTGACGTCAGTCTCAGGCACCGGCACCGTCAGCGGCCTGAGCCTGAGCGGCACAGTGACGTCCGCAGGTTCGCTGACACTCGGCGGCACGCTCGTTGTCACGCCATCCGACTTCGCGTCGCAGACGGCCAACACGGTCCTTGCGGCACCGAACGGCTCGGCGGGCGTCCCGACGTTCCGCGCCATCGTTGCGGCGGACATCCCGACGCTCAACCAGAATACGACCGGAGTGGCCGCAAACGTCACGGGGATTGTCGCTGTAGCCAATGGCGGCACAGGCGCGAGTGTGGCCTCCACGGCGCGCACGAACCTCGGCGCGGCGGCCTCTGGTGCGAACACCGACATCACGTCGATTGCGCTCACCACAGGCACGATCAGCACGTCGCCAGTTAACGGCACGGACATCGTCAACAAGGCGTATGCCGACAGCATCGCGTCGGGCATCAACTTCCACCAGTCCGTGCGCTTGGCGACGGCTGCGGCACTGCCTGCCAACACCTACAACAACGGCACGGGCGGCGTCGGCGCGACGCTCACGGCCAATGCCAACGGCGCACTTTCGGTCGATGGCGTGGCTGTGGCGGTGGGTAACCGCATCTTGGTCAAGAACGAGGTGGCGGGGGCCAACAACGGCGTCTACGTTGTCACGGATACCGGCAGCAGCGGCGGCCCCGGCCCCGGTCCGGGTGGCAGCAACCCATACATCCTGACACGCGCAACGGACTTCGACAGCGCAGGCACTGGTGTTGACCAGATTGACGCGGGCGACTTCTTCCTCGTCACGGCGGGATCGACGCTGGCAAACACGTCGTGGGTGCAGCAGACGCCGCTGCCAATCACTGTCGGCACGACGGCGATTGTCTTCTCGCAGTTCGCCGCGCCGGTCCTGTACTCGGCGGGCACTGGCCTGTCGCTGACCGGTACGGTCTTCAGCATCACGAATACGGGTGTAAGCGCATCGACCTACGGCAGCGCGTCGTCCGTCCCTGTCATCGCAGTCAACGCGCAGGGTCAAGTCACGTCTGCATCCAGCTCGTCGATAGCCATAGCGGCCTCGCAAATCACGTCTGGCGCACTTGCCATCGCCAATGGCGGTACAGGTGCCACGGACGCGTCTGGCGCGCTGTCGAACCTCGGAGCGTATCCTGCGAGCAACCCTGCGGGCTACACGTCCAACACCGGCACCGTCACCAGCGTCAACCTGACTGCGGGCACAGGCGTCAGCGTCTCTGGCGGCCCTATCACGGCCTCTGGCTCCATCACCGTCACCAACACCGCTCCCGATCAGGTCGTCAGTCTGACAGGGTCCGGCGCTACGACCGTGACCGGCACATACCCGAACTTCACTATCTCCTCGCCCACGGCGGGGGCAGGCACCGTGACGAGTATCGACGTCAGCGGGGGCACCACCGGCCTGACGACATCAGGCGGTCCAGTTACGAGCAGCGGCACAATCACGCTCGCAGGCACGCTGAACGTCGCCAACGGCGGCACAGGAGCCACGACACTGTCTTCGGGCTACGTCCTCAAGGGTAACGGCACGTCGGCTGTCAGTGCGTCGGTTATATACGATACTGGCACGAACGTCGGTGTGGGAACGACGTCGCCTAACTCAAAGTTTGACGTTCGGGGCACAATCAACGCTTCTGATGGAACCAACGGCAACGTCCGTGCGTATGTTGATGCAACTTCGGCGTATCTCCAAAGCCTAAACCAAGCCGCCAACGCGTACCAACCACTGCTAATCATGGGTTCAACCGTAGCGTTTGCGAATAACGGCACGACAAGAATGACCCTCGATACCTTTGGTACTTTGGGGCTTGGCACGACTACGGGGGGCGGAAAGCTCAACGTCAAGGAAGGCTCTACTAACTTTGAAGTTAACACCAGCGGCGTCAGCGCGGACCTCCTCGCTTACGACCGTGGGGCGAGTGCATATAAGCAGCTAAAGTTCAGAGGTAGTTTTTTCACTTTTGATCCGGGCGATGTTGAGAAAATCCGCATCGACACCGTTGGCAATCTTGGCGTCAACACAACCACGCCAAGCGAAAAAATAGAAGCCTTTGGGGCAGATGCTTCAATCATCGTCCACTACAGCGGACAATCTCGTGGGGGTATATCCGCCCTTTCTGGGGCGCGCATTGCGCTCACCACTACCACAAGCGGTGATGACTTAGTATTCGGCTACGCTGGCTCACCAATTACCTCTGCCGGTTTTGTACCCCGCATGACGATTGATAACGGTACAGGCAGTATTACCGCAGGTGTCGATTTCCGTGCGCCGATCTTCTACGATAGCAATAACACTGCATATTACGTTGACCCTGCCAGTGGCTCCAACCTAGTAGGGCAAGTCCAGATTAACGGCGGCACTACGATGTCGGGTGGCTGGAACAGGGCGTTATATCTTGCATCCCAATACCCCGTTATTGTGATGAACTCAGGAAGCGTCAAGTATTCAGGCATTGGCGTCGATTACACCGAAGCTCAGAGCGGCATGGTGTTTTGGGTTAACGGCAACAGCGCCGACATAACCAACGGCTCTGCGACAGCAGCGTTGCGGATAAACACCGGAAACTTCGTCGTAGCCAATGACGTTCGTGCGACTATCTTTTACGACAGCAACAACAGCGCGTTCTTCGTAGACCCTAGCAGCACGTCGGTTTTGAACGTCATGCGGGCGAATAGGGTTCAGTTTTCTAGCGGTGTTAACGCCGTTACGCTGGACAATGGTAGCTACCAAATACTTTACGATCCAGCGGGAAATGCCGCCCTTTACCTCGGCGGCGCAGACCCAGCCAACTACTACGACAACACCACACACTGGTTCCGAACCCGTGGTGGTAGCAATATGGCGGTCATGAATATCAACGGTATTCAGGCTCCCATCTTCTACGATATTAGCAACACGGGGTATTACGGCGACTTTGCCGGTACCTCTAACATTTTTAACCTCACCATTAGCGGCGGGGGTAACAAGTACCTTCAAATCCAATCGACCGATAGCGGTGAGGCTATGGTGCGCTATCTCGGCGCTACTGGTCCCTCTTGGTATGTGGGTAAGCGGACGACATCGCAACTTGTCGATACCGCGTCCTTCCATTTTTACTCTGAGAGCGCCGGAGCTACGGTTGCCGGTATTGATGTATCCGGTAATATGCTTGCTTCCGGCTCAATGCGCGCACCTATCTTCTACGACAGCGCAAACACCGGATATTACGTCGATCCGGCGAGCACTTCTCGCCTTGGAAATATCCAAATGGGTAACGTCCTCAACCTGAATGGTTGGCAGGAAAGTGTCGCAACGACATCGTTCAGGGGTATCGAGTTCCACGACCCCGGAAACCGTGACTACTACATCGGCAAACCCGCTGGTGCTTGGACGCAACCTTTAGCCGTCACCTTCTATACCGGCATCCATTATCGTGCCAGCCAAGACTATGGTGGTAGTAAGTTCTACAACGCCAATAACGGCTCAATGCTTTTTAGTATTGGTGATGGTGACGGCAGCGTCCGAGTAACTAACGATATACGTTCACCGCTTTACTACGACAGCAACGACACCGGATATTACCTCGACCTCAACAGTACGAGCGAGGCCGCTATGCGGATACGTGGCGGCACGTTAATTGGCCCTAATACGAGTTATGGGGCGTATCTGCGTATAGGGGCGAGCGGTTGGACTGGCGACCATTCTTCAGTCTTTGCAACGAACGGCAACCTGCACCTCGACGCGCAGCCGGGTTTTGACCTCTACCTCAACTGGTACAACGCCCGCCCAGTTTGGAGCGAAGGTGGCGCGTATTTCCCGATTTATTACGACCGGAACAACACCGCATATTACCTCGATCCGGCAAGCACTTCAGCGTTATCTACTGTTACGTTTGGGTCATCCCCCAATGGCGGAGGCGGCGGAGGTCGGATTACCCCGTCTACTGGTTCTCCCTATTCTATCAGACAAGAGTTCGGCTCTGACAACACCGGCTGGCGGTATGGTATCGCTAAGAACGTCAGCGGCACAGTTACCATTATGTTCTACGTTCAGGACAACGGTGACTGCGTTGCAACCGGCAACGTCACGGCTTATTCCGACGTCCGCCTCAAAGCCAACATTGAGACAATCCCAAGCGCATTGGACAAACTCGACCAGATACGCGGCGTTACATACACTCGCACGGACATGGACGACAAAGAGCGCCGGTACGCTGGTGTCATCGCGCAGGAGATCGAAGCGGTTCTGCCAGAGGCAGTTGGCGGTGATGAAGACATCAAGACCGTCGATTACAACGCGACTATCGCGTTGCTAATTCAGGCTGTAAAAGAACTGCGCGATGAGGTAGAAGCACTAAGGAAATAGGAGTTAATAATATGGCACTTACGTACACATGGGCGGTAACCTCGCTCAAGAAGACCACAGACGGCAGCGTAGATAACTTCGTTGTCCAATCCACATGGACCTGCACCGGCACGGACGAAGACGGCGACAGCGGCACCTTCAATGGCGCGACGCCATTCCCGTTGGACAGCCTCGACCCGGCTACGTTCATTCCCTATGAGGACTTGACGGAAGCCGATGTTCTTGGTTGGATACAAGCCGTTGTTGTTGGTTCTTACAAGGATCACGTTGACGCACAGATCAACAAGCAAATTGCGCTGGTTAAAGACCCCGTCGTGAACGTCCCTGAAGGGGATTTCCCATGGGAAGAACCAACCCCGACACCAACACCACCCGCTAGTTAAATCAAAGGAGACAGACTATGAATAAAGAACTAGACCACCTCGACGTAGACAATCAGGCTGCGCCACAGGAGCCAGTTGTAAAGTTGGAACTGGCCGTCAACGATATAAACCTCATCCTCGCCGCATTGCAGGAGCTGCCACACAAGATAGCCGACCCGATGCTGCGCAAAATCATGGAGCAGGCAAACACCCAGCTTGCACCAAACGGCGCGTAACATGATCGAGGAACTCATCAGCCGCGTGTTCTACGCACGCAACGTGGCGCACTTTGAGCACTGGCGCGCCAAGGGTGATGGCAGTTTCGCAAAGCACATGGCTTTGGGCGGCTTCTACGACGACGTGATCGACGCAGTCGACCGTCTCGTAGAGGCCTACCAAGGCGCGTTCAGTCTCATCGGCAACATACCGGCCCCGAAGGTGTCTGAACGCGACGTGCTGAAGCTCCTAGAGGCCGACGCTGCGTGGATCGAAGAGCACCACGAGGACATCTGCGAGGGCAACCGCGCAGTGGCCAACTTGGTCGATGGCGTCACAGAAGTGTATCTGACCGCCATCTACAAGCTGCGGAACCTGAAATAATGGAAATCGACATCAACACCATCATTACCGTTATCGGCTTCATCGGGGGCTTGATAACGGTGTGGGTCAATCTCAACAGCCGTCTAACGCTGCTTGAGGCACGTCTCGGCTTTGGCGATGAGAAGTTCAATGCCATCGACAAGAAGTTTGACGAGGTGATGATGCACCTGCGTCGCATTGAGGACAAACTGGACAACAAGGCGGATCGGTGATGAAGCAGTTTCTGATAGGTTTCATAGCAGCCACCAGCTCAGTATCTATGGTGTTCGCGCAGGCGGCTCCGGTGTCTGTGGCTCCAACGGAGTATATCTACAACACGACGACCAATAGCACGTCGAACAACACCAATACCAACAACAATAATAATACATCCGCCAGCACGTCCACCAGCACGAACGTGAATACGAACACCAACGTGAACCAGAACATCAACTCTGGCACCGTCACGTCGATCAATCAGAACACGTCGAACAACACAAACACCAACGTCAACCAGAACATCAACTCTGGGACGCTGACCAATATCAACCAGAATACGATGGTCAGCACGTCCGATAACACCAACCGGAATATCGACACGAGCAACAGCACAATCAACCAGAGCGTGAACAGTCAGTCCGACAACACGAACCGCAACATAAATACCGACACGTCGAATTCGACAATCAACAGCACAGCTTCGACGAACAACGTTAACCAGAACAACAACGTCAACGTGTCCGACAGCAAGAGCTACAGCGAGAGCGTTAATCGGCAGGTTATCGACCAGAACATCAAGTCGCCGCCGCCTAGCGCGATTGCGCCGAGCATGATGTCCTACAGCCAAGACCTTTGCACCACCGGTCAGTCTGGTGCAGTGCAGACGCAGATCCTCGGCATGAGCCTTGGCCGCACTGTGCGCGATCAGAACTGCGAGCGGATGAAGCTGTCGAAGACCCTGTACGACATGGGTATGCGTGTCGCCGCTGTGAGCCTCCTGTGCCAAGACACTCGCGTCTTTAGGGCTATGGAGATGGCTGGCACCCCGTGTCCGTTCATGGGTAAGATTGGCGAGGAAGCAACAACGGCTTGGGACGAAAATGCTGACCGCCGCCCTGACGCAGAATAAGCGCCTCGCCGCCTTACTGGCTGCGTTACTTGTCAGCACATCTGCGTCTGCGCAGACCTACGAACCTGCCTTAATTCCCCCGCAAATCAACGGCGCGCCTACCACAATGACGCCCCTCAACCTTGGCGATGATAACACGCGGAACGTAGCTCTTGGCTTCGAGTTTGAATATTGGGGCCAGACCTTCACCGACGCGTGGGTGTCCTCCAACGGCTTCGTGTCATTCCAAAGCGGCGCGCACTTATGCTGCAACGGCCAGCCCATCGAACTGGCGCAGCGCAATACGATATACGCCTATTGGTCCGACCTGATTAGCTACACCGGCAATCCGTATTATCGCCGCGACGACGGCTCAATCCTCTTCGGCTGGTACGGCGTGAACGAGTACGGCACGAACAACAGCAGCACCTTCGAGATCGGTCTGTTTGCCGACGGCAAGATACAACTGAACTACGGCAACCTTGGCTTTTCTGGTCGGCGCGACTTTACCGCAGGCATCACTGGCCCCACTGCGGATGACAACATACCGCTTTTCTACGGTCGCAACGCGCAGTTCCTACAGAACCAGTCTGGTATCCTGTCGTGGATTGCGCCTGTCCCAGAGGTCGAGGTTGTTGACTGTAACGTGACGCCGATGGACCCAAGCTGTCCGCCAGCCGCTATTGACGTTACGCCTGACCCTGTAGCTGACGTTGCCGAGGCTGTTACCGAGGCTGTTGAGCAGAGTGCGGAGCTTGAGCCGGAAGAAGTAGAAGCGGCGGAAGAGGCAGCCATTGACGCGCTGGAACAGGCGGAGGAGGTCATGGCGGCTATCGAGGCTGAGACATCCGCAGACGAGCCTGATGAGGAAGTCCCTGTGCGTGAGACCGACGACGCTAGTTCCGTCGAGCGGCTGGACCCAGATCAAGTGGCCGCGCTGGCCGCAGGCGGCATGGACGTTTTTGAAATGCCCGAACCTGAACAGGCACCCACAATATCATCAACTGGCTCAGACGCAGGGAGTGGTGCCCAGCAACAATTTGGCGGCATGCAGGAGACACAAGACGGCTCGGCATCGGCTACGTTCACAACCCAAATGCGGTTCGACACCACGTTCGGAGGAGTGTTCGGACAGGGGCCAACTATATCCGTGGCGCAGAGCGCGTCGCCGTTGGACATGGCCGTGGCGGCAAGCAGCCCGCTGTCTATGGCTAATACGGTCGAAGTTCTGGGTCTTGGGTCGCCTGCGGCCTCGTCATCTGGCGGAAACGCGCCTCCGTCTGACAGCGGCATGTCCGAGGGAGAGGGCGAAACAATCGCGGCGATGGGGGCCGTGCCCGGCTTCGCTGCGTACACACAGGCATCCTTACAAGATAGGGCTGACTTTTACGCAATTCGTGATATATACCGCAGGCGCGTGCTGCGGGACGCAAACTTTGAAATGTATCGCATGATGCAGACAAACGACGCCCGTTGGCAACAGATGGTGGACGAGCAATATGAGTGACGAGAAAGAAGAACCAAAGGTTTCGTTCGACGAAAGCGGCTTCAGCTTTAACATTGGCGGCCTGAGCAGTGGCAAGATTGCCATTATCTTTGCTGCATTCTCAACAATCCTTGGCGGCCTGTGGGCTGGCTTCCAAGTGTATCAGCAGTTCTTGACCATGCAGGAAGTCACGGCGGCTTATGTGCCGCCAGACCTATCTGGCATCGAGGGCCGCATCTCGGTATTGGACGAGCGCGTCACGAGCGTCGAACGTCTGACCAAGATCAACAGCGAAGCCCTGAATTACATGACCGGCTCGATCTCCAGCAGCGTCAGCGGTACACGCCAGACGGTTGATGCGGTGTCGAGCAGCGTACGGAACAGCGACGCGCAGAACATGGCGATGCAGCGCGCTGTCATAGAACAACTGCGCCAGCAGGATCAGGAACAACAGCGCCGGATCAAGGAGCTTGAAACCGAGACTGCTGAACGTATTCAAAAGACGCTGGCGAACCCGCTGGCAGGGAAGGACTAAAGATGGAAGATAAACTAATGGACGCGCGCATCAAGGCGCTCCTCATGGCAGCTCGCACGATGGCGTTTGTCATCTGCACTATCACCGTTGCCATGATTGCTGGCCTGTTCGTATCGAACGAGGTCATCGACAACAAAGACGTATTCGGCTTGCTGTCCTACGTCATGACTTCGGTTGTTGGCGCTGTGGCTGGCTCCTACGCCACGCTGATGGGCATGAAGGGCGAACTGGTCCCGCCACCGCCGGAAGACCGCGACGACCCCGAACCAGAGGAGCCTGTAGCGCCTGAACCAGATCCGCTGCCGCTTACACCTGACATGGTTGCGCCAAAGACGTATGACGACCCGCAGGCCACCGTCTTCATCGACACACCTGAAGATGACGACGATGACGATATGGAGCCTTGGGAGAAATACCGCAACGACCTGCGCTATGATGCGAACGGTGACGGCGTGGTGGACGAGAATGACTTTCCAGATTGGCGGAGTGCAGGGAAATGAGCCTTATAAACCTACAAGATAAATGTGGATGCCATCCAGATGGTGCGTTCGGACCGGGAACACTGAAGGCCGCCTGCGCGCATTTCAAGCTGAACAAGAACCGCGCCGCGCACTTCTTCGCTCAGACGGCGCATGAAAGCGGAAACTTTAAGGCGTTCAGCGAGAACCTGAACTACGGTGCGAAAGGTCTGCGCGGCATCTTCGGGAAGTACTTTCCGACCGACGCGCTGGCCAAGGCTTACGAGCGCCAGCCGCAGAAAATCGCCAACCGCGTCTATGCCAACCGTATGGGTAATGGTGACGAAGCGTCAGGCGAGGGCTGGAAATACCGGGGCCGGGGTCCGCTCCAGCTCACCGGGAAGAACAATTACCGCGCATTCGGTAAGTATATCGGGCGCGAACAAGAGATTTTGGACAATCCAGACCTCGTCGCTACCGAACTCGGCTTTGAAAGCGCCCTGTGGTTCTTTGACGCAAACAAGCTCTGGTCGATCTGCGACCAAGGCATCAACGACGCTGCGATCCTCGCACTGACGAAGCGGATCAACGGGGGCACACACGGCCTCGAAGACCGTAAACTGAAGACCAAGAAATATGCTGCTTGGTTGTAAGGAGAACGATTATGCTTAATCTGAAGAAACTAATCCAGAAGGAAGCCGAGAAGGCAATCCTCAAGAAAACTGTAGGCAAAATCCTGCCTATGGACGGCGCAGAGAAGCCCGCCCTCGGCCCCAAGGCTAAGTTGGCTGGTGGTCTGGCGGCTCTCGGAGCGTTTTTCGCTCTGCTTGCGCAGTTCCTCGCTGGGTAAACAATATCTTCGACAGTCGCGGCGAAGGCTGTTATTATGCGCTAAATCTGATATAGGGGCACGTTATGGCCACTGCGATGACATTCACGACGTTGAAACAAGACGTGCAGCGCTACCTTGAGCGCGGCAATACGCTTGCGTCCGACCCGATTGTCTTTGAGCAAATCCCACGTTTAATCAACCTCGCCGAGCGCCGCATCGCCCGCGAGCTAAAGATCGAAGGCTTCATCAACGTCGTGACTGGCACGCTCTCTGCGGGCCAGTCTGTCTACCCAAAGCCTGATCGCTGGCGCGATACGGTGTCGATGAGCATCGGCATAGGCGCGACGTTGGACAACCGCAAAGTCTTGTTCGCCCGCGTCTACGAATATCTGCGGTCCTATTGGCCGAACGCGTTGGAGACGGACACGCCTCTGTTCTACAGCGACTATGACTACAGCCACTGGCTGCTTGCGCCGACACCAGACGCAGAATACCCATTCGAAATCCTGTATTACGAACTGCCGCCATTGCTCGACGAGAGCGTGCAGACAAACTGGATTACAGAATACGCCCCGCAGCTCTTGCTTTATGGCACGCTGGTTGAGGCAACGCCGTTCCTCAAGAACGACGAACGCATCCCAGTTTGGCAGAACATGTATGACCGCGCGGCGGCAATGTTGAACGGCGAAGACCTCGCCAAAATCTTAGACCGATCCGCCGTGCGCAAGGAGGCGTAATAATGTCCACGTCATTCACTCAAGTCTTCGGCGGTACGACGATTTACCCCTCAGACGTATCGTATCTGGCCCTCGCGCTGACCAGCGACATCACCCTTGAGTGGCCGCTTGAAGCCACCACCGGCAACAATGTCGTCGCACGCATCATCGACATCACGCCAACAGGCCCGTTCACGATAGCCCTGCCTGACGCGATGTCAGTTGGCGTCGGCCAGACAATCCTATTCAACAACCTCGGCCCCGACACAATCACGGTCGATAACGCCGCCGGTAACGCAATCCTGAGCATCGGCGCGGGTGAGCAGTGGCAGTGCTACCTCATCAGCAACACCACCGTCGGCGGTGTCTGGCGCACGTTCCGCTACGGCGCTGCCGTGGCGCAAGCCCAAGCCGCCGCACTGGCTGGCGCTGGTCTGGTCGCAGACGGGTCGGAACTCGCACAGAATTACGAGGTCATCGACTTCTCCATCACACCATACAATCTCACGGCTCCTGACCGCGCACGGGTCTTCGTTTGGGGTGGCGGCCTCGGCACATTGAACTTGCCCACCGCCGTTGCCGCTGGCGATGGTTGGTTCGTGCAAGTCCGCAACGGCGGTCAAGGCGACTTGACTGTCGATCCGTCTGGCACCGAGCTTATCAACGCCGCGTCCACGCTGCGCTTGCAGCCGGGCGACAGCGCCGTAATCGTAAGCGACGGCGTGCAGTGGTACACCATCGGCCTCGGTCAGCAGGCGGTCTTCGCCTTCGACTACACGACCATCGCCGTCACTGGCGGCACGTATACGCTTGCTGGTTCTGAGCTGAACCGTATCGCGTACAAGTTCACAGGCACACTGGCGTCTAACGCCAACATCGTTGTGCCTGCGACGGTGCAGCAATACTGGGTCAACAACGCCACGACTGGCGCGTTTACGCTCGGCGTCAAGACGGCCAGTGGCACGGCCACTCTGGTCGCACAGGGTGAGACTGCTATCCTGTATTGCGACGGCACGGAAATCATCTCCGCGACCACATCCGCCCCGTTTGCGGGCGTCCTCTCGGTGGCGCAGGGTGGCACAGGTGCGAGTAACGCACCGTCGGCCCTGACCAACCTCGGCGGCACGGGCATCGGCACCGCCGTCTTCACGGCATCCACAACGGCTGCGGCGCGTTCCGCCATCGCGGCGGCTGCCTCTGGCGCTAACTCCGACATCACATCGTTGTCTGGCCTCACGACGCCACTGAGCGTTGCGCAGGGTGGCACGAACGCCACGACGGCTGGCGCTGCGCGCACAAGCCTTGGCGCAGCCGCAAGCGGCTCAAACGCAGACATCACCGCGCTGACCAACGCGGCAGGCATCCAGATTGGCGCGCCTACCGCTGGAGCGCAGGGCGCGGGCACCATCAATGCCACGGGCCTCTTCATCAACGGCGTGGGCGTCGGCACCGGTTCAGGCTCGGTGACGAGCGTCGCGATGACCGTCCCCTCGTTCCTGTCCGTAACTGGCTCGCCAGTAACGACTTCAGGCACGCTGGCCGTGTCGCTGTCGGGCACTGCGCTACCTGTCGCCAACGGCGGCACAGGTCAGACATCCTACACCGACGGGCAGTTGCTCATCGGTAACAGCACAGGCAACACGCTTACGAAGGCGACCCTGACGGCTGGATCGGGCATCAGCATTACGAACAGTGCGGGTGGCATCACCATCACGTCCACCGCTGGCGGTGGTACAGTTACGTCAGTGGCCGCGTCGGGAGGCACAACAGGTCTCTCGTTTACCGGCACGCCCATCACCACATCAGGCACACTGACACTCGCGGGCACGCTCGCGATAGCGTCTGGGGGCACTGGCGCGACCAGTGCCTCCGGCGCGAGACTTAACCTCGGTGCGGCTGGCTCTGGCGCGAACTCTGACATCACATCACTTGCTGGCCTGACCACCGCTCTGTCCATCGGACAAGGCGGTACCGGCGCGACCGACGCAGCCACCGCACGTGCAAACCTCGGCGCGGGGACGGGCAACGGCACCGTCACCTCAGTCAGCGGCACAGGCTCGGTAAACGGCATCACGCTCACCGGCACCGTCACGTCGTCTGGCTCTCTCACCCTCGGCGGCACGCTGTCTGGCGTCAGCCTCACGACGCAAGTCAGCGGCACGTTGCCTATCGGTAACGGCGGTACAGGCGCGACATCCGCAGCGGCGGCCTTGTCATCCCTCGGCGCTTACCCCGCGAGCAACCCGTCAGGCTTTACGAGCAATACTGGCACGGTCACTTCGGTCTCTGGATCAGGAGGCACAACAGGCCTCACCCTGACTGGCGGCGCAATCACAACGTCGGGAACGCTGACGCTCGGCGGCACGCTCGCTGTCGCCAACGGCGGTACAGGCGCAACCGATGCGGCAACTGCTCGGTCTAACCTTAGCGTTCCCTCGGCTACTGGTTCTGGTGCGTCGGGCACTTGGAGCATAAGCATCAACGGCAACGCGGCGACCGCCACCTCGGCTACGACTGCTGGGTCCGCCACCTCGGCAACTACGGCTGGCTCGGTCACCAATGCGGTAACTTTCAACAATACCGGCGGGGCAGCGGCGGGCACGACGTTCAACGGGTCGGCAGCACGCACGATTGACTACAGCACCGTTGGTGCTCCTAAAGCAGACGGCACAGGCGCATCTGGCACTTGGGGTATTAACATCAGCGGCAACGCGGCGACTGCCACATCGGCAACGTCGGCGACCAGCGCGACGTCCGCCACTTCAGCGACAACCGCTACAACGGCGACCACCGCAAACGCGCTGAACACAAGCAACAACTATCAGGTCAACAGCCTTGGCGTTGGCACTGCTGGTTCAGGCACTACCGGTGAAATCCGTGCGACCAACAACGTCACGGCGTTCTATTCGTCCGATGCGCGTCTGAAAGAGAACGTGCGTCCGATTGAGAACGCCCTCGACATCGTGACGACAGTCGGCGGCAAGACGTTCGATTGGACCGATGCCTACATCGCAGAGCATGGCGGCGAGGACGAATACTTCGTAAAGAAGTCCGACTTCGGTGTCATCGCGCAGGACGTGGAGGCAATGTTCCCACTTGCTGTCCGCAAGCGCCCAGACGGGACACTGGCCGTTGACTACGAGAGGCTGGTCGCCGTGGCATTCGCGGCCATCAAAGAGTTAAAGGCGGAACTGGACGAGCTACGGGGAGCTAAGTAATGACGCTTAACTCTTCAGGCCCAATCAGTCTGGGTGGCAGCACTGCGGGGCAGTCCATCAACCTTGAGTTGGGTAAAGCTGCTACCGCCACGGTTTCACTGAACGACACCGACGTCCGCACGCTGGCGGGCGTTGCGTCTGGCGCTATTGTCATGCCGACCAACTTCTACGGCAAGAGCAATGTCCTTATTACTTTCAGCGATTACGGCGTTTTCGCTGCGGGTTTTGGGTATTCCGAAGCAGCGTACGCAATTTTCGGTGCTGGTGCCGCCATCGGCCAAGTATATGAGGCGCTTAACGGCGGCTCTTATATGTATGTAGAACAGTGGTGCACACCAACCAGCCAAGGTGGAAACTACGAAGTTTACGCTAGTGTGACAGCCGGTTCGGTTACTGGCACGGTTAACACTTGGATAGCGACGACTGGTAACCCCGCTTGGCTCGTAGATATTTCTGGGTCAGGAAACTCTGCGTATGCCCAACTAGCCTTCCAAGTTCGCCGCACTGGCACTGCCACGGTGCTTGATACGTGGACCGTAGACCTCAACGCGGAAGCTCTATAATGCCCGAACAAATCGTACAGATACGCTCCGCCCCCGGCATTAAGCGGGACGGAACCAAGTTCGAGGGCGACCAGTACGTTGACGGCCAGTGGGTCCGCTTCCAGCGTGGGCTGCCACGTAAGATTGGCGGCTACCGCTCGATCAACAAGTTCCTGCGCGGCCTGCCGCGTGCGCTGCATGAGTATACGCAGGACTTGCTGACATATGTCCACGCCGGATCGGCTGACCGCCTTGAGCGTTTCTTCATCGACGCCACATTCAACACGAGCGTCATAACTGACCGCACACCCTCGTCGGGTTTCACCGTAGACGACGGCAATATGTGGCAGTTCGCCACGGCATACGACACGACCAACGGTAACCAGATTGTCGCGCAAGTCGCGCCGAACCTCGGCTGCATCTGCAACAGCGACGGCGGCGCGCTCTTCGTCGGCGACCTCCTCGGCACAAGTGTGTTGACGGAAGTTACCACGGTGCCTGCAAACTTCAGCGTCACTGGCGGCGTCGTCACGCTGCCGCCTTACACGTTCGCCTTCGGTAACGACGGCTACGCGGCGTGGTCCGTGCCCAACGATCCCGCCGACTTCACAAGCTCTGGCGCGGGCAATGCCTACATCACAGGCCAGAAAATCGTCAAAGGCATGCCACTGCGCGGCGGTCCCGGCAACAGCCCCTCCGGCCTGTTTTGGTCGGCGGACAGCCTCATTCGTGGCACTTACGTTGGTGGCACGGCGGTGTTCCAGTTCGACACCATCAGCACGCAGTCGTCAATCTTGGCAGCCAACAGCGTCATCGAGTACGACGGCATCTTCTACTGGATTGGCACCGACCGCTTCCTGATGTTCAACGGCGTCGTGCGCGAGGTCGAGAACAATCTAAACCTCAACTTCTTCTTCGACAACCTGAACTATGCGCAGCGCCAGAAGGTGTTCGCGTATAAGGTTCCGCGCTTCGGCGAGATATGGTGGTGCTTCCCGTTCGGCGACAGCCTCGAACCGAACCATGCCGTCATTTACAACGTCCGTGAGAATACGTGGTACGACACCGAACTGCCCAATGGTGGTCGCGGTGCGGGCCTCTTCCCCGCCGTGTTCAGCAAGCCGCTCCTGTCTGGCGTCGAGCCACAAGAGGCCGAAGCCGTTACGGCTGCGGTGGTTGCGGGCGGCACAGGCTACGCCGTGGGCAACACGCTCACCGTTGTAGGGGGTCTGGGTCAAATCGACACGGAGTTGACGGTCACGACCATCGGTGGTGGCGGCGTTATCACTGGCGTCTCTATCAGCAACGCAGGGCAGTATGCCGAAATACCGACCAACCCAGTCAGCGTTACTGGCGGAGCGGGTTCCGCCGCGACGTTTAACCTGACGTTCGACAATCCGTACAAGTTCTGGGTTCACGAGGTGGGCACGGACGAGATTGACGGCCTGACGCTGAACCCAATCCAGTCGTTCTTCGAGACCGCCGACCTGTCGTTGCCTGTCACAACGCAAGTCAACAAGTCGCTTCAGGCACTGATGATCGAACCAGACTTCGTCCAGAGCGGCGACATGACGGTTCAGGTTATGGGCCGTGCGAACGCCCGCGCACCTGAAGTCAACGGCATTATCATGACGTTTGTTGAAGACCCGCAGACGCCGCAGGAGCAGGTCGTCTTCCTCAAGACGCAGCGCCGCGAACTGCGCTTCCGCTTCGAGAGCAACACCCTCGGCGGCGACTATCAAATGGGCCTCGTGCTTGCGCACGTCCAGCCCGGCGATGGCACGACACTGGGATGATCGACCCTCGCGGCATGACTTGGCAAGACTGGGCCAGTTCGGTTATACTGTCGGTCAACGACGCGTGGGCGTTCGGCACGCCCCCCGCAGAGGCGGAGTGGCAAGGCTGGGCTATAGGGCTGTTGCGGGCCTCTCCTTTTGCGCAACAAATTATTCCCGATCCATATCAGTTCTCGGATTGGCGTGAGTGGGGAATGCGTGTATATCCAATGCTCGAAGGTAAAAGCTCATGAACTACATCCCCGGCTTCAGCAACTATCTGGAAACGTCCGTGCCGCGCTACGCCGTAGGCGGACGTGTGATGGATGGCGAGCGCATGATGTACGACATGGACCGTTACGGCGAGCCTATGATGTACGACATGGGCGGCTACGGTGACGGTGACACGCGCGGCTACAGCGAGCCGTATCAGTACGTTAATCCGTATCAATACAACGAGCCGGTCTACAGCGAACCTGTCTACAGCGCGCCGTACGTCGATCCAATTATGTACGGCGCTGCCGCAGATCAGTACGTCGAGCCTATCATGAACGCGCCACGCGAAGCGGCTGTTATGCCGATGACGACCGAGGCTGCGCCTGTTCCTGCGGCAACGCCTGATTACAATTCAGACTTCATGAATACCATGCGCGCTTCAGGTATGTCCGAAGCCGATCTAGCGGGCTTGGCTAACTTTTCCGGTTTCGATAACAGCCTGTACGGGTTGAACTTTGCTTCCAACTTCGGCGGGGGCGGTGGGGGTAACAACATGTACCCCGAAGACCCCAACTTGCAATACATCAGCGCACCACTATCGAACAAAGGCAACGCCACCTCGCAGACGGGAGGCAACACCTTCGCGGTGCGGGCCGACCAGCCTGTACGCCTCGTTGACCACCGCACCAACCAGATCGTGTTCGAGGGCACAGGTTTCGACGCCGCGCGCAAGGCAACTGAATTAGGTCAAGGCCTGACGAACCAGTTTGGTCGCAAGGCGAACTACAGCATCCAAACCGCAGACCCGACTGGTAACTACTCGACCGTCGCGTATGAGAAGAAGAACAAGAGCACGCTGGGCAAGATTGCCAACGTGGCAGGCACCTTGCTGCCGCTGGCGATGATCCCGCTGACTGCGGGCGCGTCGGCAGGCTCGCTTCTTGCAAGTACTGCGGGTAAAATTGGTCTTGGGACTGCCCTCGGTGCCGCAGGCGCGGGCCTAAAGGGTGACAACATTCTCAAGGGCGCGGCGATGGGCGGCCTCTCCGCCGCTGGTGGCGCTCTCCTCGGCGGCCCTATAGGCGATATTGGGGCGTCGAACCTCGGTCTTAAAGCGGGCACCGCGATTGGTACGGGCCTCGGCGCAACAGCAGGCGGCTTGGCCACGGGCCAGAGCCTGAAGAACTCACTTCTTGGTGGCGTCGCTTCTGGTGCGCTTAGTTACGTCACGCCCGACATAGCTAAAGGACTTGGCATAGGCCAAACGCCTGCCACGAGTGCCAGCACTAGCGGCGGTGGTGTGCCAACCTCGGATATTGTGGTTAGCGGATACGCCCCAACTAGCATAGGCACCACTCTCGGCGGCTCGCCTAACAAAATTCAAAGAGCATTGGGTCAAGGGACTGAAGCCCCGTATGACGGCATTACGGCCATCGGCGAGAGGATCGGCAACCCGTTTGGTGTTAACCTTGGTGGCAACCAGTACGGCGCGCCCGGAGAGGACCAATCCGCGTTCGACCGACTGACCCAACCAGAACCTGCGCCCGAAATGCCAGTCGAAGACATCATCAAGGTTACCGGTCAAGTTCCGGGGGCTGTTACGCCCTACGCTCCGATAGCGGGCTTTGACGGTCCGGGTCTTTCGCCGGAAGTAATCAACAAGATTGACCAACCGGCAGCAGACACGCCTACCGAAGAAGAAATCCTTGTTCAGGCGCGCAAGGGGTTTGACCCCGTAAGCATAACTGCGCCATTACCTACCGACTTTCTGCCAACAGGCGGTTTGCCTAAACCAACGGTTGACGTTACTGACACCGTTTCGCCGGAAGAAATCCTTGTCGAGGCACGCAAGCCTCTTGCGCCAATCTCGCCCGGCCTCTCCCCTGAAGTACTTCGCGCGGTTGAAGGGCCAGTAAGTGAAAAGCCAGCTACTGACGAAATCGTCGTTACCGGACAGCGTCCGGGGGCTGTTACGCCCTACGCTCCGATAGCGGGCGTCGAGACACCTATGCCTGACATGGCTGAGACGCCTGAAGAGGCCGAAGCTAAGAGAAAGAAGCTCGGCCTCGAAGAGTACCTGCGCATCGCGGGCCTCATCTCCGGTTTAGTCGGCGGCGGTGGTGGCGGTGGCTCAGGCCAAACTGGAACATACGGCGGTGGCGGCACAGGCCGCTTGAACCCGATATTCTCGGCCAAGCTGCCATCCGCAGGCGGCCTTGGCTCTATCGGCGCGACCCGCACAGCGCGTCCGATGGGCGACGTAGATTGGCTGACTTACGGCACGCGGCCTGAGCTTAACTTCTTCGACTACGCGGCGCAGAATAACCCTGCGCCTATCACCACACCTATTCCAAACGAGCCGAGAGGCCCGTCGATGTACGCCCCTGACGTTGACAACATGCGTTTCGCAAAGGGCGGCTCGTCCAAGCGCAGCGAATTTGCAGTCAACGGCCCCGGCACTGGCCGCAGCGACGACATCCCTGCGGTGCTGTCCGACGGCGAATATGTGATCGACGCCGAGACTGTTGCCCTGCTGGGTGACGGGTCGAATAAGGCTGGCGCAAAGAAGCTGGACGAGCTTCGAGTTAAAGTTCGTAAACACAAGGGTCAGAAGTTGGCAAAGGGCCGTTTTAGTGCTAACGCCAAGAAGGCCG